CTTTTTGCGATTTAATATCTACATTTTGTCCAAGTACTTTAATGTCCTTTGTTTTATGCTCTTCTTCATATCCAATTTGAATTTTAGGTGATTGCATTACAAGTTGCTCGGAAGCATCAATAGTGATTGCTTTCCCATAAATCTTAATATGTCCCCCATCAACATTGATTGCAAAATCACCTTTATGAGAAACAAATTGAAATGTAGTTTGTTCTGGATTGACTAAATCCGAATCACCAACTTCAATTTGCAGTGAACCCTCACTCATAATCTTCGACATACCACTTTCAGTATGTGACTGAACAAAACGAATGCCAGAATCAGTTGTAGACATCATTTTAAATGAGTCTCTTCCAGGAGAACCCATTTGAGGATTTCCAGTTTCAATGACTAATTTTGGTCCAAATACATCATAAGTTCTAGATTCCTGTCCCATAATTAACTCACACAATCAATAACTTGAACAAATTCAGTTTGTGGCGTTACAACTGACATAATAGGTCTCAACACTGCCCCAAAACCACTTATACTTTGAATATTTAGGTCTGGTAATCCATTATATGCAAGTCCAGGAAGAACAGAAACATTAGTAACTCTTCCTTCAGTAATTTCTATCTCAAGACCATTTATAGTTATAGTATCTCCTTCTTCAGTAATTTCTATCTCAAGACCGTCTATAGTATCTCCTTCTTCATAATCTTGACCTGGATTTTCAATTATAACATCACTAATATAAAGTGGTAGTTCACCAATATCTGCGGGATAATTTTCACCTTCACTTGTAATCACAACAGAAGTAACCTGTCCAAATGTCGGTGATGATGGATTTTGGTCAATGATTGCGCGACCATATGCACCATATCCCTTATTACAACTATCTTGGAATGTTACAATTGGTGGTCTTCCATACCCACTTCCTGGTTCGGTCATATTTACTCCAACAATACTTCCAACTTTTAATACGGAACCAACAGCACCTTCTGTATCAACATTATCAATAATATTACCAAGAATAACTTCACCGGCAGCACCAACACCATTTCCACCAAAGAAATTGACCGTTGGTAATCCACATTCAGTAATGTTTCCAAATTGACAAGGACCAATACCACCAGTCTCACTTAATGGTGCTCCAAATATATTCCATTTACCGTATTGTCTTTCAAAATCAGTTGCAAGATTTGTGGCACCTTGAGAGATTGCAGTTCCACTGAAAATAGTATTCCAAGCACTATTCTCATCCTCTTCACTCATATCTTTCAATAATCCTTGATCAATTTTATACTTACTACTTGCGGGACAAACCTTTTTATCATCACACTCAAAGAGATTTGCAATCTTTCTAATTGCATTAATTCCTGTAAGTAAAAAATCTTTGATATTAAATCCAAAAATATTTTTCCCAAACCCATTTAAAATGTCTGCAATTGGAGCAACTAGTGGACCTACAATTGAATCGACAATATTTACAAGATTATTTGTAAATGCTCCTACAAGTTGCTCAACAACACACTGTCCGGCATTCAAAACATTTTTGACTGCTCCAGTAATCAAATCTGTTAGTGCATCTTTTGCACCCTCCAGTACTTTAGTTGCGGCACAAAATATACCATCAACAAGTTTTTGAGCAAGAGGGATTAATGCTTTCTCAATTCCAATAATTGCAGGAATTCCATAACCACTAGCAATAAGAAGTTTTGTAAGGGCATCAATTCCTTTTTTGATAACTTCGGATAATTTGTCACTTAAAGAACCAAGCATCTTGTTGGTAAATCCGGTGATAGAACTACCAATTAAATCTACGACGAAGTTGATTTCATTAGAAAGATTTAGAATTGCATTACCTGCTTTTGTAATCTTATCAAAAAAGTTGGTTAGATATGCTTCTATTCTTGCAAAAGTATTGTCTTTGCAAGGATCTGCCTGTATAAATTGCTTTCCTGTTGTATAAGATTCTTCTCTAGAACAACTCATAATTTATTTCCTTCTTGTTTGATATTTATGGTAAAAACTCTGAAGCAACAGATACAATCGGACTTACAAAATCTCCAGTTGCTGCTGCAGAAAACGCATCAATTCCAATTTCTGCAAGTTTATCGATAGGAGTTTTTCTTTCTTTGGACTTATCAGAACCTGAACCTGTGTTTAATGGTCTTGGAGTGCAATGTCCAGAAGACTGATTAATTTCCTGATTATTCAAAATGTTTCCAGGTTTTAAACCTCCATAAAATCCAGATTTTGCATCAAATCTACCTTCTCCATAAACAATTTGAGAAGTTCTTCCATACAATCCGACAATATGAGGAATTCCACTAATTTTTTCAAGTACAACAACATCACCTTGTGCTATTTTTGCAGACTTTGATCTACCCGCACCACCACTTCCTGCAGTAACAGGAAAAATACAAATCGCATATTCAATTTCTGCATCTGCAATATCTATAGTGTTACTATAAGAATCCATTATAGCAACCTTATATCTCCATCCCCAACCCTGTCCGGTTGCTTGCTCCTTCTGATCATCAAAATTAACAACAACTCCCAAATATTTGTTTGATGGTTGTTTTGATAGATTATTTAATTCCATTTTATGCTCCCTATCTTCCGTAAGAGTCACGAACTAATGTCATTGACGTATAAGAATTTATTGCATCAAAATGGTGGCAAAGATTCAATATTAGATATTTACCACTCTGAGTTCCATCAATAGCACCTTCATATTTATTATCTTGACTTATAATCTCAAAATCACAATTAATAACATTTCCTGCTCTTAAACTCGCATTGCAAGGAACAGTTATCTGTACTATTTGTGAGAATAAAGAATTATATCTCATTGTCGATTTCGCAACCCATTCTACAGGATTGTTATTAATTTCATATCCAATTCCAGGATCGGATCCACCAACATCTAAAATATGAAAATGTGTTCTTGTATAGGACTCTAAATCTGGAATATCAATGTCAATTTTCCCAAGAGATTCTTCAAGACCATCAAGTTTAAAAGTCTTTTCAATATATTCTGATGTTAAAGGATTCCAAAAAATATTGCGACTTATAAAAATACCTGATTTTATAGATGTAATCAGATCATCTCTTTTAACATCAGTCTTTGATAAAATCTTAAAATCATTTTCATCATTGTCTAAGTTTGCTCTTAAAACTTCATTTTTATAATAATTTGCAACAGGTTCTTGAGATATTAATTCATCAATTGCTCTAAAGTTAAATCCGTCCTGAGTTTCATAAAAGAAATATCCAGGATTTCCTTTGGCAGGAACTGTTCTTGGAGCAATCTTCTCACAAAGAACTTTATATAGACACTCATTCCCTCCATGAAAACTCCAAGCGTTTTTTGAGTTTGTCGTAAATATTTTATTATCAGGAACTTTTAAATAATCTTTAATCAATCTTCTCACAGAAGATGAAATATTTCCAGTATATTTTGTTTTTACTGGAAGTTGTGTTGCTTTTGAATATGCAGAAAACAAATTCATTATAATAACTTCACGATTTGATCCTTGATTTGGAATTATTTCTTTATCAAAAATGAGTGGATTTTTTGAGAAGTCTAAAGTTCCATATTTTGTTGCAATCTTAAACTTAACATCTACATCACCAGTAAGTGGAAGAGCAGAACTCAAAGTTCCAAATCTTTCTTGTTTATCATATTTTGAATCATATTGGACGGAAGATGCAATATCTGCTACTGATAAAACTCCAGTGACATTTGGAGAAAGAAGACTTTCATAGTAATCAAAAGTTGTAACCTTAGTAGCACTCAATCCATTGCCACTAACATCCACTCGTTTTCCATTTTTTATAATTTCAAATATTTCAAATGATGCTCGTTGAGATGCGCTTGCCATTTATCTTAAGTTCTCCATATTGATGGTAATTGTGGAGATGATGTTGGAACAGGAACAGGAGTTTCTATTGGCATTGGATATGGGAAAGGAACGTAGTTTTCAACCGGTTGTACTGCATAAATGAATACCGATTGATTATTCATACTTCTATTTAATCGGTAATTACCACCACCTTTTCCACCTTGAAAGTGTTTTCTTTGATATGGGGTAAGTATGGGACCTGCAGGTTTATTGTTATTTTTATTACCTTCTCTTATTTTTTCTGGATTAGGAGGACCAGAATCAAGGTGACCTATTAAATACTTTCTCCCATCAGTACCAACAATAATCAGAGAATTTCCATATCCAGAATTATCTCCTGGATCATATTCTAAAAACTTTAACCCACCTTTGAGGGTAATTGGGGCACCAGACCTAATTGGATAATCAAATCCTCTATGATTTCTACCTGCATATAACCCGTCACCCATTTCATATGAAGATAATGAGGTTCCATCAACAATAATATTCGACAAAACATTATCTGGTATGTTTCCACCAGAACCACTATATCCATCACCAGTTTCTATATGAATATGTGGTCCACTAGATCTTCCAGTGCTTCCAACATACCCGACTATTTCGTCAGTAATAAATCCTGAAGTAGTTATAGGTATATTGGGTGTAGAAGGACTGGGAGAATCTGGAAAATCTGGAGAATCTGGAGAATCTGGAGAATTTGTACTAATTCCAACAGAACCAAATTCTCTTGATTTTTTTAGCATCTTTGAAAATGCTAATACATTTTTTTCGTGCTGTCTTGTAGTTTCGTAAATATTATCGACTGCTATTGGAAAGTTTCTAAATCCATTATTTGTATCTCTTTCTACCTTTTTAGGAACACCACTCATCTGTGGTCGGTATGTTTGTTTTGATTCTAAAGATGGTGTTTGTGAGGAAGATCCTTCACTTCTTACCGTTCCACCTCTACTAAAAGATTGTGCTGGCTTTGATGCCGTTATTTCTTTAGTATTAGAATCTGAACCACTACTAGAACTTTCTTTTGGAGTAGGTGTTTTTGGTTCTGGTGTTTTTGGTTCTACTGAATCAGATCCTGTAGATTCCTGATAAGAATTAATTCCTAAAAATCGATCTAAAGAAATTAAATCCTTTTCTGCAGCATCAGCATTCTTTATATCATCATCAAATCTCTTTTCAGTTTCTTTAATATTTTTCTCAATATTATCTTGTTCTGATTTTGGAAACAATCCCGCAAATTCTGCAAGTTTTAAAATACCATTTCCAATTATACCTAAAAGGTTTCCAATACCTTTTATAAAATCACTATCAAAAAACTCTTGCACTTTTTGTATAATTGCAGGAAGACTATTAATTAAAATACCTGCAGCGATTAATCCAATAAAATCAAGTATCCTATCAAAAATACTTCTTACAGGAGAAGTAACAGAACTCATAATTCTAGAAAACCCAGATGCAATACCAAGTTTTCCCCCTTCAAGTCTTTGCTCTTCTTCTCTAAAATTCTTTTTCTTTTCTAACTTAGAAAATAAATTTTTCTTATCAGTCTTAAGTTTCTTTATCTCCTTATTGGAAGAAAATAAAGAATTCTTGATATTGGTAACATTAAGTTTTAGTTGTTCTACCTGTCTTTCTTCCATATTCTACCTCCTATTGCATAATTCCGTATAATTCTGGAGTTAGCATCATAAATGGATTTCCTGGATTTGCAGATGGAATATTCGGTGCTTCAGTAGCAGGACTCTGCATTTGTAGAATTTGTGGTGGTTTTGATTTTTGTGTTGGCAAAACCATTGGTAGGAATGTCATTCCACCACCAGATTGTGGAGATATGTTAATGTTAGTAACTTTTGGTGCTCTAGGAGTTACTTTAGCAGAAGATCTAGAACCAAATCCACCTCCACCTATTATAAGATTCTTTGTCTTTTGATTTCTCAAATAACTATCTTGATCTTCAATAGATTTTGAAAATTCTTTCTGAACATCTCTCTGATACTTGGAAACCATCATAAGTTTATTGATTCCCATAGAGAATGCAGTCCACAATCTCCCAGCATTATCATTAATATCTTTCAGAAGTGGTCTGAATAACATTGCTGATGCTGTTTTTATAACTTCTTCACCAGGTGCAAGTATTGCTCTTACACTATCAACATTTCCTGATCCTCTTCCAGGAACTGTCATTCCATTTGATGCTAATATTGGACTTCCAGGAACTGTTCCTCCACGACTAAATTTGGTAGGATTTACACTATCGGGATCAACTTTTCCAGTTTTTGTGGCATCTTTTTGTTGTTGTTCGGCAACATCCTTGGATTTACTATTACCAAAGAATAGATCGTAAAGTTGTCTACCTGCCCAATCACCAGCAAGACCACCAATAAATGTTCCAATCGGACCACCCAAGAATGTACCGATTGCACCAAGAAGTGCGGCACCAATTGCTCCAAATGCTGCTCTTCCTATGTTTTCACCCATAGCCACGGCTAGAGCAAAATCAATCAATGCTCCAACAATTGGTATTCTTTTTAAAATAGGTCTTGCAAATTTTAAAAGTGATCTAACTAATGTTTTCTTTCCTGGTCCGGCACCTATAACTTTTAAAAAGTTTCTGCCAAACATTTTACCAGACACTTCCATACGTTGAAGTGTCCTATTAAATAAATTTTTCTCTCTTGTTATAACTTCTAAATCTATTTTTCGACGGCCTCCACCAACATCAAATTTAGCAGGTCCTGTTCTTCCTCCAGTTCCAGTATAAAAAGATCTAGTTTCTTTACCTAAAGTAAGTCCTCTTCTTTGTCCAGCAGCATTTCTAAATAATCCTCCTCCACCTCCACCAGAAGATGTTGCAGAAGCAGCAGACCTAAGACCAAATACTCGTAAGATTTTGCCCGGAAGTCTCCATAAAAATCTTCCTATTCTGAATAATCTCGTACCCCACTTGATTAACTTAAACCCAAGAAATCCTGCTAATAGATATGGAATTGTGGTGCCAATAAAATTAAAAACATCACCCAACCATTTTCTATTTTTCTCTTCTGCTAACCAAGTAAATGCTACATTAGTAACAATACCTGTAAGTATAAGACCAAAAAATTCTTTTATTTTATCAAAAATACCTTTAACTGGTGCCGCAATTTTTCCTATAGTTCCACCAATTGCTCCACCAATTTTTTTAACAGATTCTACAGACTTCTCTTTTGCAGCAAATTTTCTCCTTGACTCTGCTGCTTTGGCCGATTTTATAAGTTCCTTCTCTTCTGCGATTTTTATCGCATAATCAAAAGCAAGTTGCTTCTGAATTTCTACAAGAATATTATTAGTTTCTACAAGAGTTTGATTGATTGGAGTAACTTCTTTTGCCAAATATTTTGGATCTACTCTGCTTCCAAGACCACTATATCCCATTCCCTTTGGGATTTTAATAGCAGAAGAAGAACCACCACGAAACACCGAAGAAGAAACTTTAGTCTTCGATAATTTAGGTTTTGATGTTAGTGATGGTGCCTTAAATATTTGGCTACTGAATGCCATTCTGCTGCTGTGCCTTTAGATTTTCTTCTTCAATATATTGTTCAAGTAAAGTGAGATAAATTTCTTTCTCCCAAGGTATCATATTGTCTAGCTCTGTTAATGAATATTTATGATGCTGCATCAAGGCAAAATTAACCTTATAGTATGACTCAAGATTAGTATGAGCCATACTTAACTGAAAAAACTTGCCAGTCCCTCCAGAACAACTTCAGATTCAACTCCTGTATTGGGATTTTTAACTTTAATTTTATGAGAGAGTTTTGGCATCGTGGTGAAAAACTTCTCAACTTCCTTGAATTGCTTTGTATTCAATTGTTCAATAAATTCATCAAGTTCCTTTTTAGTACAATCTGCTGCTTCCCAACTTTCTTCTTCATTATAAATCGCATCAACACAAGATGTAATCATTGATAATGACTGACTAACATCACTCGTTTGTCCAGATGTCTCAAAATTACTCTCAATAAATTGATCTAAAGATGGATACTTCAATTTTAGCATAAGTTCATCATCTAGTTTAATAATGTTCTTATGCCCTCTTGTCTTTTGAACTTTAATATCATCAATTGCAATTTCCATTTCAACTTTAGTTTCACCATCATCAGGACAAGTTATATTTACTTCTACTGTTTCACCAACAGACTTGGCACGAACATTGAGAAAAAGAAATTCAATATCAAAAGTTGCAAGAGATTCGACCTTGATATCTTTTGTAAGAATACAATCTCCAAGAATTTGGACAATAGAATCGGTAATCTGCTTCATATCTTCAGATTCCATTGCCATAATCAGAATTTTTTCTTCTCTGACTAGGAAAGGACGATATTTAATCTTCTTTCCATTTGAAGGCAATACCAACTCATAAGTTGGTGTATTAATCTTAGGTAAAGGCATTGTGAAAAATACAATTCAGGTTTAGTTATTTAGAAGGAAATCTTGGGTTTATATCCAGCCCTAGTTTCTATTGTGGTATATAATCTACCAGTAACTGGGTCAAGATAATCATTTTGTTCTTGGCCATTATTAATATCTTTTGATCCAACCAATTGGACACTTTCTGGCAAATCTGCTGCTGATACTAATAAATCTGGATTATCAATCAAACCTTTCCCCTCTCTTTCCATGATATACCTATCATAGTTAAAACTTACTGTTACTTTCAGTAAATCAGCAGCACCATATGCAACTGGAATTGAAGTCATTCCTTTTGGAAATGCATTAATGAATGTATATTTTAATTGTTCTCCTCTAATATTTCTTTCAAATTTTGTTATTGACATTTCTGAAACTTTATAATAATCAGGATAATTCATCCTTCTAAAATAATTTGATGCCGCAGATTGTGCCGGACCTCTACCAGAAATATAATCCATCCATGCCTCAAAGAATTTTATACTATCATAACTTTTATCCACATAAAAAGTGAAATCAGTATCAGCATAAAGACGAGTATGTGCAAATTCTTGAGTTACTCCTATAAAGTTATCTTTAACCTCTGCGGTCGCATATGATGAGGTTGGTAGTGATGCTTCGGAACAAAGAAGTCCAAGTTTTCTGGATACAAATTGATCGTCAGTCAATCTACCATATGATAGTATATGATTTGCTAAATTTTCATTATTCCCAACCCCTGAAGAAAGTGCTGGTATGGTCACCAAGTAATTATTAGTAAGTGCAGGTTGCCCTATTAATTTCTTAATATCACGATTTGTAACTGCTTTGACAAGATTGTTTGCCACTCTAAATACCTATACGACTACTTTATTATTAGTTATTTAGATGTCATATAAGGGATATTACAAACCATCTTATCCTAGAAAGTATAAA